TATGATTACAACCATGAGCATATTCACCTCAAGCAAATGCAAGAGATGCTATGGATATTTTACTACTTATGGTATGCAATCGAGTACTTAGTCATCTTATTTTTTGCTAAATGGAGCAAACAAAATGAGAGGTATCATGATGTAAGTTTCGAAGAAGAAGCCCATAATAATGATCATGACTTGGAATATATCCGAAAACGTAAACATTATTCATGGATTAAGTACGTAAAACTAAGAAGCTACAAGAAATGAATGTATTAGGAATATCGGCAGGGCAAGGTGCCTTACTCTTTCCTTTTAGAAAGAACCTGATTGGAAATATTGAGCCCAGAGGAGTGTTTCATACTAAATATGAGGAGCAATGGGAGTTGAATTTTAAGGGTATACCTTTTATTAAAGAGTATATTTTACCTGAATTCAAGTCAGTCGATATCATTTTATCATCCCCAGACTGTGGATCATCATCCATTATGAGGCTTTCAAAAGTAAAGAAATTGGGTAAGCCAAAGGATAATAAAAGTTTGAATCTAGTAATCAAAGGTATTCAATATTATAAGCCTAAGATTTTTCTTATAGAAAACCTGCCTCGTTTGCTATCTCTACTTCCCAATGAATACCTTCAGGAAGCCTTTAAAGACTATAAACTTATTTTTCATGAAAGGTCCGTTTCTGACTATGGAAATTCTCAAGTGTCAAGAAATCGTTTAGTGATAGTGGGAGTGCATAAGAAAACCGGTAAGAAATACTTGAATGCTTTTAATGAAGTATTTCAAGTAAAAACTCCTAAACTTACTAGAGAATTGCTCTTTCCGTCTCCATACGAGAGTAATTATAATATTCCATTGAACAAAACCTTGGCAATGTATGATTATCGAAAGCTTCCGAAAAAGAAGAATCTTACTGTTGAGAAGATTCAAGTATTATGGAATAGTGCTTTCAGGAATGAGAAGAAATGGCCAATTAAAACTGCAAAGATGAGTACTCTCCCGGGAGTATATCGATTAGAGTTAGATAAACCACCTCTAACTTTAAGACCTGCAGATAGGCAATTTAGACCTGATGGTTATCCACTTGGTATTAAGGATTTCAAGGCAATCATGGGATTTCCCAAAAGGTTTAGGATTTACATGGATCAAGGAAATTACCTTTACTGGTTGAATAAGGCAAGGTATACAATTGCCAAAGGAGCAGTATATGAAATTGCAATTTGGTTTAGGAAATGTATCAAAGATGTCTAGGTACACTTTCATGTTAATATATACTAAAGTATATATTAGTCCAAACATTGCCTTGAAAAATATAGATATATAATATACTACGTATATATATCTATATTTTTACCTATACGTATATAGATATCAATAATCATATCGTTAGTAGGTAGTATGTTTGGATATATCCTCACTTCGTTCGGATAAAGGTAATCCGCTAAGCGGATTACCAGTAAGATAGTATCTTTAATACCGACGACTATTTTGATTTGAATCAAATAACTTTTAATACACATCGAATTATGAGACTGATTAATGCTAAATACCAAGTTACTGAACTGAACATAAGAACAATCATTAAGTTCTTTCGAGTTCTTTATAAAAATATATCTCCAATACGATTTGAGATTATCGAAACCAATAAGACTTATCAGTTTAAGTTTTATATCCTCAAATCTCATCTAACTTCCGTAGAACGGTATTGGATAAAGAGTAAGATCAAAAAATATATCAAGCATGATGAGGACGCTTAAGAATCCTTTATTCCTTTTGTTACTAGGATTTACTATTTACCTTTGCTTCAGGAATTACAAACTGAATTCGTATATCAGACAACTTCCTGATTCATCGATCATTGGCATTCCTGATACAATCAAATTAAAAGAGATTTTCAAACCCCAACCATACCCACAATTGGTTCAGCCCCAGAGAATTCTTCTCTACGATTTCTATCGGAATAGTAGTAATTCGATTTTACCTCAAACTTCGAACATAACAGCAGTTCCTTCGAATAGAATAAGTAGAGAAGATTCTTTAGTTCAAATCACTTTGGATAAAAACCAATTGAATCTAAGTTTATTCAACAAAGAAACAGATTCCTATTCAACGAAGATGTTTAACATAGACTTAGATAAGTTTAAGTACAATTGGTATGAGGGTCAATTAACTCAAAAAAGAATTAAGAAACTAACTCTAAGTCCATACGTTTATGGTAAATATAGGGTCTTTAATCAAATGTTAGACATAGGGACAGGCCTTTCAATCAAGACTACTAATTTCAATTATAAACTTGGTATAAATGCTTTTCATTATCCGAAGTTCTTTTCGGGAATAAAAGCTGACTTAGAGTTTTCAGTAACATATAATTTTTGATTATGGCAAAGAGAATTAACACAGAAACTAACACATCATCCCTTACAAGGGATGAATTAGCAACACTTGCTAAGGTTAGTAATGATGTTTTTTACTTTAGCCTTTTCGTTTATGTGATACACCCTATGAGGGGAAAGGTAAGATTCGAACTTTACCCATATCAAAAATCGGTTCTGTATAATTTCGTAAAAGAACGTTTCAATATTCTGCTTAAGTTCAGACAGGCAGGTATTACAGAACTTATATCTATGTACTGCCTATGGTTGGCAATGTATCATCCTAACAAGAAGATCAACATTATTTCAATCAAGGACACAACAGCAAAGAAGGTACTTAAGAAGATTAAGTTCATGTACAAAAACTTGCCTTGGTATTTACAGACCCCGATTATCAATGGTCGTTCTGGAGAATATGGTTCTGCATCCATGATAGAGTTTGATAATGGCTCATTCATAGAATCTATTCCAACATCATCAGAAGCTGGTCGTTCAGAATCCTTATCCTTATTGGTAATTGATGAAGCAGCAGTAGTTAGATGGGCAGCTCAAATTTGGGCAGCAGCTTTTCCTACTCTTTCCACTGGTGGAGCTGCTATCATCAATTCTACCCCTTATGGAGTTGGTAACTTCTACCACTCTACTTGGGTTGATGCTATTGCAGGTGGGAATCCATTTAACCCACTACGATTGTATTGGCAAATGCACCCAGAACGAGACATTAATTGGTACAATGAAATGTCTTCTGCTCTTGGAGTAAAAAGAACTGCACAAGAAATTGATGGTGACTTCTTATCATCTGGAAATACGGTCTTCGACTTAGCTGATATCAAAGCTATCGAAGACTGTCTTAGTGATTATCCAGTTATTAAGAAAAGATTCAATGGTCAATATCGGCAATTCTTGGAACCAGAATCAGATAAGGAATATTTCATTGGTGCTGACGTTTCAACTGGTAGATCTTCTGACTACTCAGCATTTACATGTATGGATAAGCAAGGAGAAGAACAAGCAGTATTCAAAGGTAGACTTTCAGTAGATAAGTATGCAAGGTTACTCGGTGATACAGGTCATTTGTTTAATTTTGCTACTATTGCTCCAGAATCCAATGATGTTGGATTGGCAGTAACTTCTGCTCTTCAAACAGAAGGGTACCCTAAACTGTATTACTATCAGAAGATGCTTAAGAAAAAAGGTAAATCTAGACCTGAGGTAGATAAATCTCCAGGATGGTTAACTACACAAAAGAACCGTTCTGTTATTGTAGAGGGACTTGAACAGGATATTCGAGAAGATAATATCACTGTTAAAGACCCTTTCTTTGTTCAAGAGGCATATACCTTCATATATGATGGTTTAGGTAGACCAGTTGCAATGGGTAAACACAGAGCTAATAATTCTACAGTAGATGTAGACTTAGAGGGTGATGTATATGCAGATGACTCTATATTCGGTAAAGCAATCTGTAATCACATAAGAAAAGGAAAAACTAACGTAATAGTACAACCGAAATGAAAAAACTCAATTTTAAGTGGAGTTGGGGAAGAAAGAAAGACCCACCTCTTGAATCAAACAAGGAGCCTAGTAAGCAACGAAAACCTGCTACTATATCTCCTGGTAGAGTATCAGTAGATGAAGATGAATCTTTAATCAGTACTCTGAAAGGGATGACCGTAATGGTTGATCCTTCTTTTCGTGTTGAAGTAATACCTTTGATTCGTGATTTATATAAAGTAAATCCAGATATGGGCATTGCTTTGCAGGATATGTTTAAGTTGGCAAACACTGGTCATACAGTAACTTTTCCAAACAATTCAGATGATGAAGCTGATAAGATGAGAAAACATCTTACTGAAGCTACTAGGAAATGGTCTAGGTATACTGCTGGTATAGATGGTTTAGTTAATAAGATGATTGTACAATGCCTTGTCAGTGGAGCTATATCCGTTGAAGGAGTTCCAGATGATAAACTTGAAGGCTTGGACACAGTATTATTCCTTAGACCAGAAAATATTGTTTTCAAAAGAGAGAACAATGGAGTATATTCTCCTTACCAGAGGAACAAGAATTATTTCATCAAGCACCAAGACTATATCAAACTAAACCCAGAAACTTACGTATATGCTGGTATGTTTAATGATACAGATGAACCCTATGGGATTCCCCCTTTTATGGCAGCTCTGGATTCATTAAAAGGTCAACATGATATGAAGGTTAACTTCAAACATATTATGGAAATGGTTGGTATGGTAGGATTCTTGGAAGCTAAGATGACTAAACCAGATCAAAACCCAAATGAAAGTTTATCTGCTTATCAAAATCGTCTTGATCGTACTCTAAGAGATTTGAAAAGAAATCTCCGTAGTGGTATGAAAGATGGTATAGTAACTGGTTATATTGATGACCATGAATTCAAACTCAACTCAACTACCAAAGAACTTGGTAATATTGAGAAACCTTGGAACATGAATCAACAATCAGTTGCAAATGGTTTGGGAGTTAATGGAAACCTTATTGGAGTTAATTCAACAACAGGAGAGGGAGCAACGGGTATAATGCTGTCTAAATTAATCAGCCAGTTAAAAAATATCCAAATGCTTGTAACTTATGTATTGGATTTCCTTTATTCTCTAGAACTGCGTCTGGCAGGCTTTGATAATAAAGGAATAAAGATATCATGGGGAACTTCAACCATCTCTGATGAAGTTAAAGTTCAACAGGGACTTCAGTATAAAATCCAAAACCTGGATTTGTTATACAAAGCAGGTATCATTAGCCAAGATCAATATGCTTGGGCAATGGGTTATGATTCTCCAGATGAAGATGAACCTAGAGTTTCACTTGAGGATCAGTTTGCTAAAGGCGGTAATTTAGACCCTCAAGAGGGAACCAAGAAGAAACAAAGGCAGGCAGATAAAAATCAATCTGCTCGTAGATCAAGAGATAAAACTAATCCGGCTCCATCTCGTGGAGACCAAAATACAAAACCAAGATGAGTAAAACATTTACAAAGAAAAACAAAGAGCATCTTGATTCAATGGTGATTGGCCAGGGTCATACCATTATGGCTGGGTATATCCCAGAAGCAGTTGGAGCCCAAGCCTTCTCAGAGAATTATTACAAATGGAAAACTCCGACACCGGATACCATTGCTCAGTTCGGATTTTGGGGTGGGGATATAGATTATAATACCTATTATCCAAACCTTGATAAATCAGAACTTACTCCCAAAGATGAGGAGTTTATTGAACCGATGTTTAGATTACTTTCTGAAACGATTGTATCTAAGAATTGGAATCCTACTGACTTTAGTCAGAATGGAGTACTTAAAGCTTCTATGAAGATGTTACTTGGACAAACAGTAAATTGTGACCATGAAACTAACATTGGTAATGCAATTGGAGCTGTATCTCAAGTAATGTGGCAAGAAGCTTATAAGGATGGAAGTTTTACTATACCTGCAGGTATCAATGGTATTCTGAAGATTGATGGTAAAGCTAATCCTAGAATTGCTAGAGGTATTCTTATGGAACCACCTTCAATTCATAGTAACTCAGTAACCGTACAATTCAAATGGAATAAATCACACCCGGGAATGGAAGACGGTGAATTCTATCAAAAGTTGGGTACTTATGATTCTAAAGGTGAAATGGTTCGTAGAATGGTTACTGAGGTAGTTCGTTATATGGAAACATCACTGGTATCTCATGGAGCTGATTCATTTGCTCAGAAAATTGGTGAAGATGGTAAAATCATTAATCCAACTTTTGCAAAAAGAACTTGGTCTTCTTATGAGGAATATCGGGATGACAAGTCCAAACAGTACTTCTTTACTGACTACAAAACAGACTTCAACTCATTCCAAGAAAAGGACAATACTCCAGATTCCTTTAATGATAATGGTACCCAAGAAAATCATAATCCTAATAAAGAAAATATGAACGAAGAATTAAAAGAATTTTTAGAAAAGCTTTTCGGGGATAATATGTTAACCCTTGAGGAAGGCAAAGAAATGAATCAGGAAGAAGTTATCTCCTGTATTCAAAACTTGGTATCATCCAGAGATTCTCTTCAAACTCAGGTAGATAACCTTACTACAGAGAAAACTTCTCTTACTGAGCAAGTTACTAATCTGAATGCCGAGGTTGCTAACCTGAAAGAAATGGCTCAGGTAGGAAAGAATCACATCGCAGCTCTCCGTGAAGAAGCTACTGCTACCTACAAGAAGTTGATGGGTGATAAAGCTGATGAAACTATCGTTTCTATGTTGAATGCTGAAACTACTGGTATAACTACCATCATTTCTCTTCAGAAAGATTACCAAGCTCGTTTGGAAGAGAAATTCCCGATGGTATGTGCTAGCTGTGGTTCTCATGATGTAAGCCGTGCTTCTTCTGTTGCAGAAAATGAAACCGAAGATAAACAGACTACTGCAACTACTTCAAATGCAGAAGGCAAGTCTACTTCGGAAGTAATCGAAAACTTGTACAAATCTAAATTCAAATAATCATTGATAAATATCACTGTTATGACTAAAATCGTAAACAAAGACCAACCGATGACGCTATTTGGGGAAAAGACCCCAAGAGCGGTGATTTACAAGAGTGAATCACACAAATTACACCAAGCTTTTTGTGTAAAAGAAGGTGAAATCATTTTGCAGGGTATGCCGGTAGCTCTGGGAGAAGATGGTTTGATTGAACCATACAAAGAAAATACTCAAGTATATATCGGTGTAGCAGTAACAGACAATGTAAATCCTGCTTACCATGCCCAGAACAAATTCCCAGTAGAGGTAACTGTTGCTGTAGAAGGTTACATGATTTGCAATTGGGTATCAAATGCAGAACTCAAAGCCGGTTATGTAATGCCGTCAGGAGATCTGCTGAACGATCGTTTTGTAAAAGCAGACCAGGCAGCTGATTCAACACCTTTCATTGCCATCACTCCTGCTGATGAGGCAAACGAGGTAATTCAAATACTTATCAAATAAGAGAAGAAAACATGGAAAAAGTTGATATTTCAAAAATGAAAAGCGAGGACTTCGTAAAAGAACTTCCTCAAATGGTACAGCAGTTGGATGCTTACCGTCAGGGTTCACAGAATAGAAAACCTGTGGACATCACCTTAGAAGAACTTACTACTGGTAAATGGGGTATTACTCAAGATGAATTGTTCGAGAAGTTGAATATCAATCCGAAGATTGATACAATGGAAAATATCTTCACAATGCCTCAGCAAGATGTTCGTTGGATCGTTCCGGAAATCATTCGTTCTGCCATCACTCTGGGTATGCGTCAGGCTCCGTTCTATCCGGAAATCATTGCATCTGATCAATCAATCAATGGTCTTACTGCACTCATGCCGATGATCAATATGTCTGATGCTGCACCGGCTAAGGTTAATGAAGCAGAAACCATTCCATTGGGAGATGTAAGCTTTGGACAGAAATCAGTAAGTCTCTTCAAAATTGGTAAGGGATTCAAACTTACTGATGAAGTTCGTAACTACGTTTCTTTGGATGTATTGGCAATCTATCTTCGTGACTTCGGCGTTCAGCTGGGCTATGCAATGGATACTCTGGCTATGGATGTTGTTATCAACGGTAACAAACCTGATGGTTCAGAATCTGCTCCGGTTATCGGTGTATATGAAACTACCAACGGTATCACTTACAAGGACTTGCTGCATATCTGGGTAAGAGCTGCTCGTATGGGACGTAACTTTACTACGATGATTGGTGGTGAAGATCAAGCAATCGAAATGCTGAACTTGCCGGAATTCAAAGATCGTCACTCTGGTACAACTGAAGCTACGTTGAATGTTAAGTCTCCGGTTCCCAAGAATGCTAACTTCTACATTCACCCGGGAACTCCTGACCAAGGCTTGCTGTTGATTGATACTTCTGCTGCATTGATCAAGTTGACTGCAAAACAGTTGATGCTTGAATCAGAAAGAATCGTATCAAACCAGACTCAGGCAATCTATGCTACTCTGACTACAGGCTTCTCTAAGATGTATCAGGATGCTGCCTTGATCCTGTCTGCAGAGAAGAAGTTCACTGAATTTGGATTCCCTGAATTCATGAACATCGATCCGTATCTGTTGGTTAACCTCGAGTAATTTCCTGGTTTTATCTTACATAGTTCCATTTCTCAATTTTAATTCAATGAGGTAGGTTTCACAGGGACCTACCTCTACTACATTTAAAACATCTAAAAACTTAGTAAAATTATGGATACATATAAAATAACTGTTGGGGCTAATGCTTACAGTTTTCATGACCAATCTACAGGTATTACCATTTGTAGAGGAGAAGAAAAAGAATTAAGTGCTCGTCAGTATCGGGCAAAGAAAATCCAGCAGGCTTTGAACTCAGGACATCTTCGTTTGGTTCTTGAAAAGAAGTCAGTAGAGAAATACTCTAAGGATGACATCGAAAAGCTGGAAAAGAAATTGAAGGCTCAGTTTGAAAAGGGTATGGAAATCAAAAAGATCTCCAAAGCTTATACCCTTGAAGAAGCAACCCTTATTGCTGCTCGCCATGAAATCGTTGCCGACAAAGATGACACAGTTGAAACTCTAATTCAGGTTCTGTTGGAAGAGTTCGAAGAATCTAAAAAGTAATATATCATGGACAATCTAGACTTTGTAGCTATTGCAAATGATCTGGAAGTTTCATTTAGAGTATTAACCAAAGTCCCAGCCAAGGCCATTTTTGACTGGGACTTTGGTGATGATAAGGGGTACGTTTATGATGTTAAACAACCTACTTATACTTATGAAAAGTCCGGATTCTATACAGTAGTGTTGAACATAACGAACTCCGAAGGACTTAATTTAAGTGCAACTAAAACCATAATTGTAAATACCGAGTCTAAAACTACATTAACAGATAGCATATATAACCTAATCAATTTCTACATTCCTTCAGAAATCTCAGATGGTATGTCATCAGATGAGAAGGCAATGTACATAACTAAATGGCAGTTATATATCCAACCACTAGTAAATCATATTATTCCATTGGATAAATATAATGATGAGTTAATGTATGAGGCTCTAGAAAACCAATTAATTATGGAATTGGCAGCATGGGATTATCTCAATGTTAAGCTCCTTAATTTATTAACAAGTACAGGAGAATACCTAAGTCAACTTACTTCAACCAAAGAACAAGTTGGTGATGGTTCTTCTAAACCGGAACAAACTCGAGGTGATAGAATCAAGCAAATCACTACGGGGCCCACTGAAGTTCAGTACTATGATACACTTGCAGATGCAACATCATCACTATGGAAAACATTCTCTCAAGCAATGCAACCTGGCGGTATCATAGACGAATTAAGAAAAAACCTTTGTATGTTAGCTGGCCGACTGGAAATCTACTTACCATTCTGTAACCAATTAAGTAATGTAGTAGTTCCAAAAGTAGTAGACAGAAGAAGACCTGGATTAATAGATGGGCCAAACCCCAGCTTCCCAGTAAAACGTAATGGTAAAACTTTAATTAGAAAACGATGACCAAGACTCCTCATAGATTGGTTAAGAATCGGTCTTGGGATAGATACAAGAAGATTATAAATGACTTCTTGGATATAGATGCTGGTAGGCAAACTATAACTTGGGCAAAGAATGTAAATCAACTCCTAAGTCATGGAGAAGATGAAATCCCTAAATATTATAATATACCCATCGAGGCATTATGTTATTATAATGCCTTCAGAAACTGGCCTATTAATAAGGCAACAGTAGCTGGAGAACTCGATGATGAGAATTTATCAATACTGGTCAGTAAATCATATATAGAACAACTTGGTCATTTAACTCAAGAAGGCTATTGGGATTTTAACTGGTCTGAGGATAGATTTGTAATCAATGGTATCACTTATAAGCCATCCGGAGATACACAAGTTGCCCAAGCCAAGGACGAAGCTTTAGTCTTCATGGTTATCTTAAAAAGGGACCGAGATACCAAAATACAATTCGTAGAACAAAATTGAAAAGTATATGGCAAAGATGTTAATGTTACGATGGAAACCAGTTAATACCGGAAATGGTATCTGGTTTGATAGTAACCTGATTATCTTGAATGGTACCTCTGGAGTACATATTGAAAGTAAAATGAGTAATCTGGACGTTACTGCTTTTCAGTCTATGACTGGTAGTAAGTTCGTTACATGCTTTCAAGATTACTTTGGGGAAGTTTGGGATAAGATAATACCCCACCCGGGTATTGGCCAGGTGATAAAATTCCGTATCAATAAGCTTCCTGATTATGCTATAGTTAGGGGAGATGTTGAGGACGGTGGAGATTTAGACCCAGAAAATCCAGGTATTCCTTCAAATGCCTTCTGTGGAAAAGAAGGAGAACCATTTAGGGATAAAAACTCTGACTTCTTCTGTGGTAAGCAAGTAATAAATCCTTAAAATAATAACAATATGTATGTAAGTAAGTATTACACAAATGAAGAAATTGACCAAAGACTTTTACAGGGTTATTTCGATGACTTCGTAAAAGCTGGGTTTGCTGGAACTATCAATGAGTTCTGGGCATTCGTTCTTTCTATTGCTAATAAGGTAAATAAGAAAGAGGGATACGACCTATCTAAAAATGACTTCACAGATAAACTCAAAGAGAAACTGGAAGGCATTGAGGAAAAGGCAAACTACATTACCAAGTTTTCTCAGTTGGAAAACGATATCGAGTTTCAAACTGAAGAGCAAGTAAAACAATTGATCAATAACTTGGTTGATGGTGCCGATGATGCACTAGATACCTTAAAGGAATTGGCAGAAGCATTGGGAAATGATCCTAACTTTGCTACTACAATTACCAACAAACTAACGGATTTACGTAATGCACTGACGGATGAAGTTAACCGAGCTAAGGAAGAGGAAGGGAAACTTGGTACTCAACTTAGCGAGGTTAACTCCAATTTTATCAAGGCAGTGGATTTACTCAATGATAAAATCGATAATGCCGTTACTAACCTTATCAATAAGATAGACAAGGTAGAGGTAAAGGTCGATAAGAATACTGCCGATATTGCAGACCTTCGGAATGAAGCTACTAGTTCATTGGCTGAAGCTAAGGATTATGCTAAAGACTTGGTAGATAAAGAAGCTGAGCTTCGTAAAACCTCTGATGATACTTTATCAGAAAGTATCCATCAGCTGAATACTCTGCATATCAATGATAAGGCAGAACTTAAACAAGACGTTGCTGCAGAAGCTCAACTGAGAGCAAATGCTGATGCAAACATCAAGTTGAAGCTTACTGAAGAAACTACCAATCGTCAAACTGCAGATACTGCTTTAGAAAGTAAACTTTCAGAGGAAGTAGTAAATCGTAAAGCTGCCGATGAAACTCTTCACAACGATCTTACTAAGGAGATTGCAGATCGTACCAATGCTGATAATAATCTTCAGGTAAACATAGATAAAGAGGCTCAAGCTCGGGAATCTGGAGATAAAGTTCTTCAAACGAATATTGATTCAGAAGCTGCAACTCGTACGGCTCAGGATCAAATCCTAGACCAGAAGATATCTACTTTGGGAGAAAAGGTAGATGGAGATAAGGCTGATGTACTTGCTGCAGTAGAAGCCGAGAAGGAAGCCCGTATTGCTGCAGATGCAGACCTCAATTCTAAGAAGGTAGATAAAAGAGAAGGTTATTCTTTGACTAAGAATGATTTTACCGACCTCTTATTAGCTAAGTTAAATGGCATTGAGGAAAAGGCAAACTACATTACTCTTGTATCTCAGTTATCAAATGATGCAGGTTATCAAACGGAAGCTCAAGTAGAGGCTGCCATTGAAAAGATTATTGGTTCTGCACCAGAAGTACTTGATACTCTGGAAGAGATTGCTAAGGCATTAGGGGATGATCCTAATTTTGCTACTACAATTACCAAGAAGTTGGCAGCAATTACCGAGAAGGTAAACCAAGAGATTGCAGATCGTGCTGCTGCAGATACTGATTTACAAGCCAATATTGATAAAGAAACAGCAGAACGTAAGGAAGCTGATGCTGCTCTTAAGGAAGAACTTAAGGAGTACGTAGATAACTCTTCTGAAACTGGAAATACTGCTCTTCAGGTAGTTAAGGACAATTTGGCAAAGGAAATCCAAGATCGTAAAGATGCCGATGCTATCCTGCAATCAAACATAGATAAGGAAGCTTCAGATAGAAAGGATGCAGATAAAACCCATACCGATAACATTGCTGCTCTTAATGAGAAGGTATCGGATCTGGCTTTATCAATCCAAGATGCTATCAATACGGTTAAGAATGAGTTAACTGCTCAGGTGAATGCTAATACTACGGCAATTGCTACTAATCAAGCAAATATCACAAAGAACTCTGAGGCAATCACTGCCATGAATAAAACCATTACCGATAACTACAAGGAAGTTAAGGATATGGTTAATGAGGAAATTGTGGACCGTACTAATGGTGACAGTAATCTGAGTTCTCGTATTGATACTACCAATATCGCTCTGGGTACAGAAACGGCAGAACGTAAGGCAGCTGACCAAATACTTCAGGTAAACCTGGATAAGGAAGTTGGAGATCGTAAGTCTGCAGATACTGCCCTTGAAACTAAAATTGAAGGTCAGATATCTAACTTAAGCCAACAGACTTCTTCAGAGATTACCAGAGTAGAAGGTAAGGTTACTCAAGAAGTTAAAGATCGAGAAGCTGCTGATAAAACCTTAAGCGATAGAATTGATTCATTGGAAACCGGTTCTACTGCCGGATTAAATGAAATCAAAGTAAAGGTAGAAGCTAATACGGTAGCAATTACTACTGAGAAAGATCGAGCAACCGCTAGAGAGAATGCTATACAGGCCAATTTGGATACTGCAATAGCTAATCATAAAGACGAAGTAAATGGTTTATCTAAGGATATCTCGGATGAAGCCAATACTCGTTTGGCAGAAGATAGTGCTCTTCAAGTAAATATTGATAAAGAGGCTACTGATCGTAAGAATGCAGATAACCTCTTAGAGAATAAGATTGCTCAAGAAACCTCTAACCGTACAACGGCAATTCAGGCAATTGATTCTAAGAAGGTAGATAAGGTAGATGGTAAGGTACTTTCTTCAAATGACTTTACCGATGTTCTTCTGAATAAGTTGAATGGCATTGCAGAACATGCTAACTATATCACAAAAGTTTCTGAACTTCTGAATGATTCAGGATTCCAAACAGAAGCCGAGGTAGAAGCTGCAATCCAGAAAATCATTGGTTCTGCTCCTGGAGTATTGGATACACTTGAAGAGATTGCCAAAGCTCTTGGTGATGATCCCAACTTCGCAACTACAATGACTCAGAAGTTGAATGAGTTAACTACGAAGATTGAGACAGAAACTGAAAAACGAGTAGAAGGTGATGAAGCTTTAGATACTAAGCTTACTACTCTGAGTACTACTCTGACCAAGACAGTAGAGGATTTAAGAACTTATGTTACTGAAACTCGTACTGAATTGCTTGCAAGAGCAAATAACCAAGATTCTCTTATCAATCAGAACTCGGCAAATATCCAGAGAAACTTGGAATTAATCCAAGGTATTCAGGATAATATCTCTGGTTCTTACTTGGAAGTTAAGGCTTTAGTTGAGACCGAGATTGCTAATCGTAAAGCTGCTGATCTTCTGTTAGAAGATAAGATCAATCAGAGTACTGCTGACTTTACAACTGAGGCTGAAGAAAGAAAAGCTGCAGATAAGGCTCTTCAAGATGCACTGGATGCCGAGGAAGCAGCAAGAAAAGCTGAAGATGCTGCTCTTGGAGTTCGTATAGATACAGAGGTTGCTGAAAGAAAGAAAGTATCTGATGTAGTTGATAGTATACCGAGCAATATATTCGATAGTATATTAGATTACCAGGCCCTTAGTGATGAAGTAGTTGTAAAATTTCATAAGTATATAAAGGATTCTTTATCAGGTAAATGGTCTCTAAAAGATAACGTTAGGTTGGGTCTAAAGGCAGCAACTCCTACCCAAGCAGGAGTTATGTCTGCTGCTGATAAGAAAACTTTGGATGAATTACCTCAGAAGATTGATGAAGTAGTAAATGAAGGATTGGGAACTTTACAAGAAGATATCGAGGCTATCAAGGATTATACAATCAATGCTAAGCGATTAGATTCTAATCCTGTATTGGATGGTAGAGATATTAAGCTTGATGGTTATGTTAAAGCCACTGGTACTACTCCTGCCGAGTTGCTTATAAATGAAACAGATACCACTTCTCAGGCATTCGGTAAAGTTCAGAAAAGGATTGAAGAAGATAGAAGTTTAGCTGATACTAGAGAACTGCATATACGTAATTCTGTAGGTCTTAAAGATACTCTACAATTACCAGATCTTTCCGATACTAATTACCTTACAGAGGCTAAATCTGTAATAGAAGGTATGAAAGAATTGGATAAACAGATTGCTGACGGTAGACATGATGAAGTATGGGCAGTACTCTATAATCAGTTTACCCAAATTTCTGGATTCTCAGCAAGTCCTACTGTTATAGAAAAAGGAGTGGCTACTCAGATAACAGTTAGAGGTAGTATTCTCTTCAATGGTAAAGCTCAGGTACCTGAATCTCTTTCTTTAAAGAGAGGAGATAACGTAATCAGTACTACTCCTGTATCCAGTTTAAATTTTACCGAATCAGTTAATACTACTCTTGATAGAGTTCCCTATACTTTGAGTATTACAAGTAAGGGAGTTACTAAAACGGCATCAGCAAACGTAAATGCTTATTATCCTATGTACTTTGGACATTCATTAAAAGCTGCTCTAGAATCGGCTGACGTACTTAGCCTTACTAAGCAGGGAATTAAGAGTTCTCCTAATGGTACCTACACTATGTCTGGTATACAAGATGGAGAATATGTATGGTTATGCGTACCTTCTAATTTCAATATTACTAAGGTATCATCCTCTGGATTTGGAGTTCCTATGGAAGCTCCCGTTACAGTAGCAGTAGACGGTAAAGGTTCTTATAAATGTTACCGTACTTCTGGAGCTATGAAAGCTGGTTCATTTAATTTCGTAATTGGATAAAACTTATAATATTATGGCAGAAATTCCTATATATGGTACTTTGGTAAATGCTACCACAGACCCTAAGATTGTAAATACTGACCAGGCTTGGGATAAAGAGCTTGGTAAGTATCAATCAGAGATTAACAAACAAAACTCTGAAGGTACAGAGACTCTGAAAACTGAATTAATCGAAAAGATTGATCAAGAAGTTGCAGACAGAGAAGCTGCAGATAAAACTCTTACCGATACCATAACTCAACTCCAAAAGGATTTGGATAAAGAGGTTACAGACCGTACTAATGGCGATAATACTCTTACCCAGAGCATTGAGGATGAGGTAAAAGAGAGAGGTAGAGTTGATACTATTCTTCAGACAGATATAGAGAACGTTAGTAGTAGAGTAAAGATTCTCGAAGATATCAAGGGTCAAGCTAATGGCCTTGCTTC